CAGTACACGTATGAAGTATATGAAAGCTCTACCCCATTTGTCCTACCACTGGATATCTCACAGACTACAGGTGTAGTTATTGAGGAAGGTAGAATGGTAGTAAGTGGTCCAGTAGGTAACTCAATATACGATTAATATGGCATGGTACGATAGATTTATTAACAGCAAACCCAAAGGGCCCGAAGTAGTAGAGGGCTATCAATCTTTTAGCACTCCATTTCTACCTGTTGGTAGAGGCAACTTAACTTTGCCCTATGTCAATGGTAGATACGTACAGGAGTCATGGGTTCGTTTCGGTGAAGGTAACCTATATCCGGAACTGCTTAACCAAATGTACTACAGCTCACCACTACATGGTGCCATTGTGGACTTCAAGACCAATGCTGTAATTGGTGGAGGGTTTAATATCATAACTGACAAGCTAACTCCCCAGGAGAAACTTGACATGTACTCTTTTGAAAAGAAAGTTAACCTTAAACACACCGTTAAGGCTGTGACTAGACAGTTAATTCTGCACAATCGGGTATATTTTAAGCTATATTTTGGTGAAAAAAGAAAGCTAATCAAGGTAGAGAACATATCACCAGAGAAAGTACGTATATCACCATGCAGAAAATACTACTATTTATCTGATGACTGGAGCACTAGAATAGATACTGAGAAAATTAAGCCTTATCACATTGCATGTAGTGACGAAATACAGCTATATTGCTATGAGGTCAAGTCAGTAGGTCAAGATTATTACCCACTACCTACCTATACAAGTGCATTAAACTTTGCTTTTTTAAGTGGTGAGCTATCTTACTTCGCAAAAAGCAACATTCAAAATAGTGTGTTCCCATCCTTTGCTATGATGTTCCCTAAACGTCCACAGTCTGAGGAAGAAAAACACATGATCAAGGAAACTATTGACCGTCTTAAGGGTGCAGCTAATGCCGGTAAGGCTGTTGCGTTCTTTGCCAATAGTGCGGACCAACTACCTAAGATTGAAAGCTTACCAACTAATGACAATGATAAGCTATTTCATGAGGCATCTGCATTGAATACTGAGCAAATATGTTTTGCTCATACCATTGACCCTATCTTGTTAGGGGTGCGTACATCCGGCAGCCTGGGTAATGGCAGTGACATCAAGCAAGCTTATGTGATATTTGAAAAGAACGTAGTAATGGAGCTACGTATGCAAATCACTACGATATTCCAAGAGCTCTTGACTATTGCTAAAATCCCCGCAGATTTCACAATCAATAACTTCCAAATAATTAATGAGACTATTGTGGAGCTTGAGGGTGAAAGCTCTAAGACTAACGATGCATTAAACACATTGAGTCCATTGGTAGCTACCAAAGTACTTGAGACCATGACCATTAATGAGATTAGAGCATTGGCTTCACTTCCTCCAGTAGATGGCGGAGATGTTACACAAGCAGCTGCAACTGCAGCAGCACAAACACCTGCATTCTGATGTTATACTTTATCACTGAAACCTACCTTAAGACTAACACACCTATCACAGCCAATGTGGATGTAACAGATGTGACCCCATACATAGCTACACAATCAGCTTTAAGGATACAGCCTATACTTGGCACAGTGTTCTACAATCACATGTTGAATGCATACAATACTCAGACACTTACACCTGATGAAATAGATCTAGTAGAGTTCATTCAGCCGGTCATTGCCTGGAGAAGTGCAGAAGATGCGGTATTTGGATTGACGTATCAGCTAAAAAACAAAGGACTTCAGACTCAAAATGGTGATTATTCTGCAAGCGTATCACGTAATGAGGTAGCCTTTGGCATGGAGCACTATGCACAAAAGGCTAGTTTTTTTGAGCAACGTCTAATCAGATGGCTATTAGCTAACAGAAATCTGTTCCCAATATTCATATCTACTACTAACATGGATACTGATCTAAGACCAATGTTTAACCATTGCTCATGCATCAATCAATATCAAACAACTTGCACAGGTATGTGTGGTAACCTAAGAGAAAACGGATATAATAACAGTATCCTTATCTTATAATGGAGTCACAGGTAGCTATCTTACTAAAAACAATGCAGGCTAACTGGGTTAAATTGTTAGCTACTATAAGTGCATTCTTAATGCCAATATCAGGACTGTTGTTTTTGGTAGGTTTTGTTATCGTACTTGATACTGTTACCGGTATTTGGAAGTCAATAAAGAACAAAACAAAGATAACTAGTAGAGGCCTCAGTGCAATCATTAGCAAAATGCTACTTTATGAGGTAACGGTTATCCTGTTCTATATGATAGATCACTTTATCCTTAACAATATCATACTTCAGTTCTTTTCAGTACAGCTGTTACTCACTAAGGTACTTGCACTCATCCTGGTTAGCATTGAAGTCATGAGCATTAACGAGAACTACAAAGCAGTGAAAGGGCTTGACCTATGGCAGGCTATGAAAAATCTTTTCGCTAGAGCTAAGGATATAAAAAAGGAAGTAGATGAAATTAGACACAACCAAGATATTACAGGAACGCCTATCTAATGCTCAGTACTTCCATGAGGAGTCTGAAAAAACACAGATCTATTTACACCATACAGCAGGAAACGGGAACCCAGTAGCTGTATCACGTTGGTGGAATAGCAACGGAGATAGAATAGCTACTGCATTTGTAGTAGGTGAGAAGGGAACCATTGTACAGTGCTTCAGCTCCAGGCACTGGGCTTATCACCTGGGCATAGATAGTCAAGATTTCTCAGTGCATGGACTCAAGTATCAAAACTTGAATAAGCTATCTGTAGGTATTGAGGTGTGTAACTGGGGTCCATTAAAGCTAAGAGATGGAAAGTACTACAACTATGTTAAAAGTATTGTAGACCCATCCATGGTAACTACATTAGATGCACCTTACAAGGGTAACATCCATTGGTATAAGTATACGGATGAGCAAATCGAAAGCACTCGTCAGTTGGTAGAGTACTTATGTGATACCTATGACATTCCCAAGGCTTACCGGTCAGAGATATTCAGCATAGATAAGGAAGCATTCAAAGGTACTCCTGGTATTTATACACATAACAGTGTTCGTAAAGATAAGGCTGATATTTACCCATGCCCTCGAATGATTAAGATGTTACAAAGCCTATGAGATATTTAATACCTATATTGATACTTTTTGTATCCTGTTCAGCTCCTAAGCGTGCTCAATGGCACTATAAGAAAGCGTTAAAAAATGGACTTCAGTTAGTACAGGATAGTGATACTATCCGGATAACTACCATTGATAGCATCCCAGTTATTAAGAATGATACTATTGTGTGGGAGAAATTCTATACTACTAAGGATACGGTGGTATATTTTAAGAATGTCTACGTACCAAAGACTAGATGGCAAACACGAATTGAGTATAAGGAAAGGGTCAAGACCTTAAAGATTAAAGGTGATACACAATGGAAAACAGCCAAGGCAAAGCAGGTAGTAAAGTATAGATGGGCGTGGTGGCCTATTGTTATTTCTTTCTTTATTGGTATATTGCTTCGGTTTTTAATACAAAGAGGGCTACTAGATAGGATAGCTCTACTATTTAAGCTATGAGAAAACGACTATTTTACGACATTGAAACATCCTTTAATGTCGGTGTGTTCTGGAGGACAGGATACAACCTAACAATTAACCCTGGTGATATCATTCATGAACGTGCGATCATCTGCATCTGCTATAAATGGGAAGGTGAAGATGAAATTCACAGCCTAACATGGTCCAAAAATCAGAGTGATAAGAAAATGATAGAGCAATTCGTAAAAGTTTTAGCTCAAGCCGATGAGATAGTGGCTCACAATGGTGATAGGTTTGACCTCAAATGGATACGTACAAGGGCTTTATTCCATGGTATTCAGTTTATGCCATCCCCAAAGACTATAGACACGCTAAAATGGGCTAAAAAGTACTTTAATTTTAATAGCAATAAGCTTGACTACATAGCTAAGCTACTTAAGGTAGGTGCTAAGATGGATACTGGAGGCTTAGATCTATGGAAAGATATCGTATTTCGCAAAGACCAGGAAGCCTTGGATAAAATGGTAGCCTATTGTAAGATGGATGTGGAGGTACTTGAGTCAGTATTTGAAAAGCTTAACAGCTATACCCTTGCAAATCATAACTATGCAGTACAGCATGGAGGTGATAAGTACGAATGTGCCGAATGTGGAGGTACTAATCACCGGTACAATAAAAAAGTAGTCACTGCTTCAGGTACTGTTCATCATTGGTTGCATTGTAGAGATTGTAAAAAACACAATAAAGTAAATCATCTAGTATTTACTAAGTACCAAGAGTACCTATATACCCGTAAGAAAAATATTTCTTAAGCTTATAGCCTTATTTTTGCGGAGATTATTTAGCTTATAGGCTGCATTCCTTATTTAGAATGATTATAAATTGTGGAAAATTATGCAAAATTGTTTGCATATATGAAACTATTTGTATCTTTGTCAGGTATTAACACTTAAAAATTTAGTTATGATAGAGCAAATCAAAGCGTATGAGCAGGAACTTAAGTTCCAATATGAGGAGCTAGTGGATGCATTTGGACCATTAGACTCAGCTACTCAAAGAGCATTCTTAGAATGGAATGTTATGGATGAATTACTAACCCGTTTAAACTTACAAGATGAAAAATAAAATACTAAACGATATTTTTTCTGCCCTATTTGTGGCAGTGTTCCCTATCCTATTGTATAACCTTTTAATTTTTTTAATATGCAAGTAACAGAAGTAACAAATGACACAGCCTACTTTGAAAGAGCATTCATGCATGGAAGCTGTAGTTATATCATCCGAGATCTACATGGAGATTGGTACGTTGAGCTGAATGACTTTAATGCCTTAGAGCATCCTGGAGAAGTGGAGCTTGACTATGAGCTCACTGATGAGGAAAAGTATGAAGTCCTGTACCTAATTGAGCAGCACCTAATAGAGTATAATATCATTGATGAGTTAACTGACCCAGCTAACTACTACGATGAGGATGAGTGGAGGTACACATGTTAATCGGTAGAGATTTATACTCAATGGCTGAATGGTGGATACGTCAGTCAATGGCAGGAGATAAGGGGGGCTCCTTTAATATCCCCCATTATATTGAATATTTAAAAGCTAGAAACTCATGTTTAGATTATTGTACTACTACGAAAGCAGACTTGCAGAAAGTTACGAATTCCCAAGTGAAGCACTTTGTTACTGGAAGCTCAACGAATTTAGAAAAGCAGGCACCCACATTTACGGACACTTTGTAATACAGAAGCCATGAAGATACCACAATTAAAGAGATGTTATATCATTGTAGAAATGTTGAATGACATGAAGATACATACCCATAAAGAGATCAGGGAGAAAGTCAATGATAAGATGGGTCAAAACTACTGCAAGAGTCAAATTGAAAAGGACTTGAGCTGGATAAAATGGAACCTGGACCTAGATGAGTATTACTCATCCGGCTTTGGCATTAGACTGTATGAGCCTCTTGACTTTTGGAAGGCATTAAAAAACTATTTAGAGGTATGAATCAGCACAAAATATATAGGGTTCTTAGACTCTTACAGCTCTTACAAGAAAAGCCAAGGACAGTAATGTCAATATCCAGGTACTTAGGTACCAGTGAAAGAACAGTTTATCGATACTTTAAGCTATTTGAAAAGCTAGAGTACACTGTAAAACGAGATATTTATTACAAGTATTATATTGAGAAATTATGAACGAGGAACTATTTGAACTGAGCAAAGTACTTAACCAAGATATCATTGATATCATTAAAACGTACAAACTAGATAGCTCTAGCAGGAAGCAGGACCTAGTTAGTAAGAGATACTATCTATACAGCTACATGAGTAAGCACAGGCACATGACTACGACCATGATAGGAAGGTACTTCAATAGAGATCATAGTACTGTGGTCCATGGTATATCCGAGCATGAGTACTGGTATAAAAATAAGGATGCTAATTACCTCAAGTTTATCCATCCGGTACCTGAACTCATCCGAGCTAAGAGGTCAGATATAAATATCTTTGATGTGGATGTCATGCCACTGGATGATGAGGAAGCCAGGATAACTATCACCGGTAACTTCTCACCTAAGTTATTAAGAAGTTTTCAAGAGCAAATGACCAAAGAAGAATTATGCAGTACATTTGAGCTATCATAATTTTTTAAGGGTTATATACGGAGAGAGGGGAGCATTAGCTCCTCTTTTTTTATCTAATCCATGACGCTGTGCCAATTCTCTATATATACCACTCTATAAAATTACACTATGCACACTCTAAAATTTTTGTTTTTTTATCGTCATATCGTCATGAAATCGCTGAAACATAAGCCTGCATTGGTTTATATCCATGACGGAAAACTTTTTTTATCGTCTTTTATTGTCTTATCATTGTCATTTATTATATTTGTCCGCTATGTATAACCCAACAATATCAGTATTCAGGTCTCTTTACAATTCTAAAGAAACCCCATTCAAGCTAACAGCTATAGAAGTTTATAACAGGATTAAGAATGGTAATCCCGATGTAATTAACAAAATTAACCTCATCCGAGATGGTGAAAGTGAGCATAAAAATAAGCTCATGGCTATCATGTTTAATGGGACCTTCAATGAACGCAAGGATGATGGACTAATTGAGCACAGTGGTTTGTGTATCCTGGACTTTGATAAGTATCCGGATACAAAGACCATGAATAAGGATAGAAAAAAGCTCAAGGAATGTCCGTATGTGTACATGATGTTCACTTCACCGAGTGGTAATGGACTTAAAGCAGTCATTAGAATACCACAAAGTGACAAGTATGAGCATAAACGCAGGTTCGGTGCCTTTGCTGAGTACTTCCAAAGTGAGTATTTTGATTCAGCCAATAGTAATATCTCAAGGGTTTGCTTTGAAAGCTATGACCCTGAGGCATATCTCAATGAATTTGCGGATGAGTATACTGATATCCTGGAGGATAAGGGCTACACTGTTAGTGAGAAAGCCCCAGTGCTTCCATTAACGAATGAGGATAAGATCATTGAGCTCATTATGAAGTTCAATCATGGTAACTTTCAAGAGGGTGAACGTAACCTTTGGCTTTTTAAGGTAGCAGTTTGTATGTGTGAGTATGGTGTAGATGAGAGAATGGCTAAAGAGTACCTGCTTCAATATCAGCAACCTGGCTTTGAGGCCTATGAAATCAATAACACTGTAGCTAATGCCTACAGGAGGGGTGCATTTGGTACTAAGTACTTCGAGGATAAGAGCACAGTGGATAGGGTGAAGGTAAAGCTAAGAGATGGGATCAATAAAGAGGATATCAAAAGGCAGTTAGGAGTGGATGAGAATATCATTCAAAGTGTACAGAAAGATGTTCAGAACATTGATGACAAGTTTTGGGAAGGTGAGGGTAATAAAATGAAAATAGTGCCGATGGACTTTGCAAGGTTCCTGCATAAGCATGGCTTTGCTAAGTACTATCCTGAGAGCTCTAAGAAACCTACATTTGTATACATCCAAGAGAACAAAGTAAACGAAAGCGGTACCGAGCTGATTAAGGACTTTGTACTCAACTACCTCAAATCACAGGGTGAATTAGACGTCTACAACCACTGTGCGAAGTCAACAAATTTGTTTACTGAAAACTATCTAAACATGCTAGATAGTATTGACATGAAGATATTGCAGGATGATAGAAATGTATCTTATATCCCTTTCCTCAATGGAGTGGTTAGGATAACTAAGAAAAGCATTGACCTATTGAGCTACATTGATATTGATGGTTACATTTGGTCCGGTCAGATTATTAATAGAAATTATACCTCAATCGCGATTCACGATAACAACTTCAAAGATTTTATACATAAGGTATCAGCTCAAGATGATGTTAGGATACAAGCCATGGAGACTACACTGGGGTACCTGCTTCACACCTTCAAAGATAAGACAGATCAGAAGGCGATTATATTTAACGATCAGGAGATTGATGATAACCCCAACGGTGGAAGTGGTAAGAGCTTAGTATTGACTGCATTGAGTAATATCCGCAAAGTCATTAAGATAGACGGTAAAGCATTCAATCCAGGTAAGAGTGATTTTGTGTACCAACGGGTTAACCTGGATACTCAAGTCCTAGCCTTTGACGATGTTAAGAAAAACTTTGACTTTGAGCAGTTATTTAGTTTAATAACTGAGGGAATACCGGTTAACCGAAAGAATAAGGATGAAATTTATATACCATTTGAACGTTCACCCAAGATAGTGATAACCACTAACTACGTGATAGCAGGAGCAGGTACCTCACATGACCGTAGAAGACACGAAATAGAGTTCTTTCAGTACTTCAATTCACAACGTAACCCAGTGCAAGAGTATGGCCGGCTATTATTTGATGAGTGGACAGCTGATGAGTGGAGTGCATTCGATAACTACATGCTGAATAATCTACAAATGTACCTGCAGATAGGGTTAATGAAGTCTAAGAGTATCAATGCGGATGCGAAGCGATTTATTCAGGCTACATGTAAGGAGTTCTATGACTTTGCTATTGACGGTAATATATCGGCTAACATTAGACACTACAATAAGAGCAGTCTAGAGGCCTTCCAGAATGACACAAACGCATTCAAAGACCTTGATAGCAAAAAGTACTTGAGATGGGTGGCATCTTGGGCTACTTACAAAGGCTATATCATGAGCAAAGATAGAGACCAACATGGAAGGTACTTCGAGCTCAAGCTTCCAAACCCTGAAACTAATACTAATGATGAAAAAAGAGTATAAGACACTGCTTCATGAGCTGAAGCTTCAACGCTATGCCATTACACACCCAAATTTTCCACAAGATTATATACCGAAAACTATGTACAAAGACTCAACAGCAAACGGATTGACAAGAGCCATCTGCGATTTCATAAACTATCAAGGCTATCAAGCTGAACGCATTAACACAATGGGAACAGCAAGAGAAAAAAAGACCACAGCAGGAAAGGTGATCGGGGTAACCTGGACTAAGGGAACATCTACTGCAGGGAGTGCTGATATATCTGCTACCATTAAGGGCCGGTCAGTTAAAATAGAGGTCAAGATAGGTAAGGATAGGCAGTCTGAAGCACAAAAGAGATACCAGGAGAACATAGAGAAGGCAGGAGGCACCTATTACATAGCAAAAGACTTCGATAGTTTTGTGGAATGGTATGAAAATTTTATACAAAATAATTAAAAAAAACTTGCATATATAAAAAAGTTATCTATCTTTGTAGGGTATTAATCACTTAAAAAAATAGATATGACAACTTTAGCTCAATACACAGAAAAAGAAACAGCATTAAACAAATTAAAAATGTTTGAAACAAGAGTTAAATCTTACTCTTTGAAAATAAAGGAAGCAAGAGAAAACAATAACTCAGTATTAGAAAACATTTTTATAAATGAGTTAATTCAATGCGAGAAAATGGTAGTAAAATGTAAACAAGAATACAATCAAATATAATAACACCTTAAAATTATGACAACAAGGAAAACAGCTCAAGCTGAAGAGCCAAAACCAGCACTAAATATCTATCAGAAACTGCACTGTGCTAAGCAGTCAATGGGTAAGGTCATTAAGAATGCGACTAACCCACATTTTAAACGCAGTTATGCTGATATTAACTCTATCATTGAGACCGTTGAGCCTATCCTAATGGACTGCGGACTAATCTTAATGCAGCCGGTTATTGATAACAAGGTAATCAGTAGAATAATTGACATTGAAACAGGAGAGAATGTAGAGAGTTCACTTGAATTACCTGCTATTTTAGATCCGCAGAAGCTACTTAGCTGTATTACTTACTTCCGTAGAGGTACATTGGTTAGCTTACTATCCCTGCAGGCAGTAGATGACGATGGGGAAACCGCAAGCAAGGCGCCTAAGGCAAAGCCTACGCTAGATGGGGAGAGATGGGATAAGGCACTGGCAGCAGTTAAGAATGGTAAGTTTACTCCTGAGCAGATTAAAGAGATGTACAACCTAACTAAAGAGCAGGAGGCACAGCTATGAAGTTCAGAGCATCTCAATTAGGTAAGTTAATGACCTCCTCCAGGACTAAGGGGGAGGCATTGAGTCAAACAGCTAAGAGCTATATCATTCAGAAAGCAAAAGAGGATTTCTTTGAGTACCGGAGTGAGCTCAATAACAAATATCTAACTAAAGGACTAGCCCAGGAACAGGACAGTATTGACCTGCTTAACCTGGTTAGGCTAGAGGATTACAAAAAAAATGAGGAAAGGGTAGAGAATGAGTGGCTGACCGGATGCTGTGATATCATTACTGATACATCAATCATAGATATTAAGACCTCATGGTCCTTAGATACGTTTCCTGCAACTACATACGAGCTCAAGGACCTTAGTGACTACGAATGGCAGGGAAGGGCTTACATGTGGCTATATGATATGCCTTCATTTGAGCTGTGCTATGTCATGGTAACTACTGCACCGGAGATCATGGGAGAATATGAGAATGGAGCACTGCACTATGTGGATCATATTGCACCTGAAAAGCGTATCACATCCATTACCTTTGAAAGAGATAAGGAGATAGAGATACAAATGGCTGAGAGATTAATTTTAGCTACTGAGTTCTATAAGGAGGTTATCAATCAATTAGAAAGCAAATGAACATAACACACGACCAAGAACCAATAAAACACGAAGACACTATTTTAATGTCCGTAATGACTAAATACCACGAACGCAGTAAAAGAGGAATAAGAAAATACGGAACTAATTTAGACCGAAAAGACGTTGATTTAATGGGTTGGCTTAACCACCTTCAAGAAGAATTGATGGATGCAACGCTATATATTGAGAAACTAAAAAAAGAACTATGAAACAAACAGCAGTAGAGTGGTTAATTGCTAGATTTCATTATGAAGGATTTATTGGTACTTTTTGTAGTGAAGAGCGAATAAAAGCTAAAAGAGATGTAATGATTGAAATAATTGAACAAGCCAAAGCAATGGAGAAAGAGCAAAACCATTCGGAATATATGAGAGGGTGGAAGGATGGACTAACTAAACAACAAGAACAAATCAATAAAGAATAAGGGGTAAATTTTGCCACATTAATAAAATAGAAATGATATGAAAGCAACACTAAAATTTAACTTACCTGAAGAGCAGGAGGATTTCAAGCTGGCTTGTCAAGCTATAGATCTAAAACAGGCACTCATTGAGATAGGCATGGAGTTAAGGTCACTGCACAAGTACGGTGAGCTTCCAGTTAACCAATGGGAACTAATCGGACAAGTAAGAGATAGATACAATTCAATTTTAAACGAGTATAATATAGAAATATGATAATAGCACTTTCAATTTTACTAGCCCCTGCGATAGTGTGGGGTTGGATTAGCACAGTAAATTACATCAAATACATAAATAACCATGAGTAAATTCAAAGGAGAGGTAGTGTTTATCACACCAACAACGTCAGTGAATGACAAATTCAAGAAAAGAGAAATAACCCTGAAGAGTACAGATGAGTATCCTCAGTACGTTACATTTCAATTAACCCAGGACAAATGCGATCTAGCTAACAATCTCAAAACAGGTGAGGTAGTAGAGGTGCAATACAACTTAAGAGGCCGCAGATGGGAGGCACAAGACGGTACAATCAAGTACTTCAACTCGATTGAAGCATGGACAATGAGCTTGAGCTCAAAGGTAGAAAACAGTGCTGTTGATAAATTACGCAAAACTTTTGACACTACAGATGAGAGCAGTGACGATCTACCTTTCTGAGGACCAACAACTATCTGAATGGATGCGAAAAGAGATTAAACTCAAGCTATCCAAGAGATATAAGCTGACCCATCTATCTGAGGACATGGGGGTCAATTATGCTAAGCTATACCGGTTCATGCAGGGTCGTAATGTGACCACTGAGATCTATGATAGCTTTTTTAGAGTATATTTGAATCAATGGAACTCTTACTACTCATACCTATAGCATGGTGGTGGTGCAATTTTGAGCCACTGCAAGCAACTTTGACTAGGATATATATGTCCTTAAAACCAGGCACATGGGCCATACCCTTACTAGATGCATTGAGTTGCAGTAAGTGTGTGGCCTTTTGGCTTACATTGGCATGGCACCAGGATTTTATCCTAGCCTGTCAAGCAGCACTGGGTGCCTATATACTCGAATTATGTTTGAACAAACTGACATAGAGGTAATAGATAAGATAGATGCACAGCCTGAAGCAGTGAAATACTCTAAGTATTCATGTGTTCAGCTGTACAAAATAAGGACTAAGTACGATGGTCCACAGCCTAGGGAGTGCTTTTGTGCTTCAGTTAGGAGAAAAGTATGGTACAAAGACTTTATGGTATGGTATGAAAAGACTCTTAGACAAGTACATCAATAGTAATTACCATGAGGTAAGAGCTTACACGCTGTACTTTCTCACTAAGATGGGGAGTAAGATAGAGGCAGATACCGTAATCAACAACAGTTACCTGCATGTGCTGACCATTAATGAGGATGCCAATAGTGAAGACCAGGTAAAAAGTTACCTGCTGAACACAATAAAGTATCAAATTCTATGGAACACCTCACTAAGCCATAGAGATGATAGAGTCACATCCATGGAGTATGAGCCCAGTGAGCAGGAGGATGATGAGCAGGACCTGCAAGCTAAGATACTTGAGGATAAAATTTACAGCACTCACAAAGGGCTGATAGAGATCTATAGAGCTGGGATAAGTGACAATGTGCACAGGATAGTTTTTGAGGCGTATATCGATAAAGGTTACACCACAGCTCGAGGGATGGCTAAGTACTTCGGGATACCGGTTACTTCAGCTCATTACCTGATAACTGAAATTAAACAAAATCTTAGAAAACTACAATATAGGTATGAGACTATCTCAAATAATTAGCATACTAGCTACATTCACTGCCTTGACTGGTGCGTTCTTTCTGATTAGAAATAACTACTTTTATGGTAGTAGAGCCTTTGGTATTTGGGTAGTACTTTATTATGCATGGCTATTTTTAGAACAATATGAGCAAGAAAATTAAAAGCGAGTACATGGGGCAGTATGTTACTGTGTACCTAAACGGGAGAGAAGTATCTTTCAACATTTCTGAAGAGACAGCAAACGAAGCTGATTTCTGGACTAACAACGGACTAGGGCATATCTTTGAAGAGGTAGAGCCTAAGAGTAAGAAATTCAAAGGGGTAGAACCAGATGCCGACACCGAAGCCTAAAGAAACTGAGGAGGAGTTTATCTCAAGATGCATGGGTGATGAGGAGACTCTATCCAAGTATCCGGAGAATGACCAACGGTATGCCGTATGCAAGTCTATCTTTGATGGACCTGTAGGTGCTTATCGTAAGGCATTCGCTGATTCATACAATGACTATCCTAAACAAGCTACTGAGAATGCTAAGATAGCAATCAGATGGGCTGAAGAGAATGGATGGGGGGACTGTGGTACTGCAGTAGGTAAGGCTCGTGCTAGTCAGTTAGCTAATGGGGAAAATATCACACGTGATACCATTGCTCGCATGGCAGGGTTTGAACGTCACCGGCAGAACTCACAGCGTGAGCTTGGTGATGGATGCGGTAGATTGATGTGGTTAGCCTGGGGTGGTGATGAGGGTATTGAATGGGCACAACGTAAACTTAAAGAAATAGATAAATGAGACCTAAACACATAGAAACACCTGAGGCGATGTGGGATCTATTTGAGGCCTACAAACGTTGGTGTAAAGAAAATCCTAGATATAGCTATTCACTATCTAATAAGACAGGTGAAGCTACAGCAGTGCCATTAGAGAGACCACTTACTCAAGTGGGTTTCAGGACTTTTGCTGCAGATAGAGGGCAGACTGTTAATGATTATTTCGCTAACACTGGGGGTAGATATTCCGACTATGCTACAATCTGCTCACGCATAGAGGAAGCAATCCGCATGGACCAAATCGAAGGGGGCATGGTGGGGCAGTACAATGCATCGATCACCCAACGACTAAACAACCTAACGGAACGAGTTGACACTACTACCAACGGTGAAACTATCAATGACATCCAGGTGAAGATTATACTACCAACAGATGAGTCCTCAGCAGATTGAGTTCATGTGTAGACTTGTAGAGGACTATATCTACAGAAAGAAAGGGGAACAGGTAAAGATAGATAGAAGGGAAGTAATGAGTGATGGGAGGCAACTCGCTATGTTAATGAATGCCTATCAATTAGTACATGGAGATAAAGAGCACAGTAATTTTTCAAAAGAACCATGAGGCCCTTAATGATAAGGCTATAAGGTTTGTCATTAATGAGGGAGGGTCAAGGTCCTCTAAGACCTATAGCTTATGTCAGCTGATTATAGTCTACTGCCTACAAAATAAAGGTAAGGTAGTTAGTATCATTCGTAAGACGTTCCCTGCTCTAAGGGCAACGGTCATGCGTGACTTCATTGAGATACTCAAGGACCTCAACCTGTATAGCCTGGAAGCACACAATAAGAGTGAGCACATCTACACCTTCCCTAATGGGTCCATTGTGGAGTTCTTTAGTGTGGATGACGAGCAAAAGATAAGAGGTAGGAAGCGTGACATCGCATGGTGTAACGAAGCCAATGAGCTATACTTTGATGACTTCACTCAGTTAAACATGAGAACAGAGTACAAGTTAATCTTTGACTACAACCCCAGTGAGTCAAGCTCATGGCTGTATGAGTTACCCCAGGAGGAAAGCCTGCTAATCAAGTCAACGTACAAGGACAACCCATTCTTACCTAAGAGCATCCGAGCTCAGATAGAGGACCTCAAGAGAACGGATGAGGCACTGTATCAAATCTATGCACTGGGTGAAAAGGCAATCAGTAAGAGTAACATCTACAGCAATTGGTCATTCATACCTCATCGGCCTGCTAGGTTTGTCAACTACGTCTATGGCCTTGACTTCGGTTACAATCACCCCACTGCACTGATGCGAGTCTATTGGTGTGATGCTGACATCTACATTGAGCCTGTGATCTATGAGAGCTACCTGACTACTCCGATGCTGATAGACAAGATGCAATGTGCCAACATTGAAAAGACAGTAACCATAGTAGCTGACTATGCAAGACCTGAAATCATAGCCGAACTAAACAACGCAGGCTACGATGTGCAGAACGCCAACAAGGTAGTCAAGAAAGGGATTGACAACATCAAGACCTTCGGGGTATTCTGCCAGGATGACAAAGCTCTTAAGAAAGAGTACGAGAATTACAAGTGGAAAAAAGTAGGTGACATGATCACTGACGAACCGGTAAAGATGTTTGATGATGCCATGGATGCAATCAGGTATGCGACCACTCACATCAGACAGGAGTACTATACGGATGATAGTTACTTGGCGTTTTAGAAACACATTAACTGCTTAGAATAATATAGGTATGGCAATGACATTAAAGGCTGCACCTCAGCGACTCACTCCAGCATACAACCCAGTCAAGTATATCTATGACTCGACAAACAAAAACCTAGGAGGCTTCAAGTATATCTTTGAGGTATACGAGTCAGGCACAGCTAATCAGATAGCTGAGTACAGGGTGCTACCTGTTTACTCTACGGGGTACGGTGAGATTGACCTAACTAAGTTACTCCAGTCTAAGGTAAGCTTTGACCTGGAGCCAACTAATGATACATCCTATGCTGCACCCAACAGCTACTATAATTATGATGTCAAGGTAGGTGAAGAGTATTTAACTACTACCACATTTACATCAGCCATGACTCAGTACGTAACTGCACCCTATGCCGGTAGAGTTCAGCTGAATGGAGCTAACAGCTTTGTGGTAGGTGATCAGATAGTCTTAACTCAGACAGGACTAGGAGCAGCCAATGCTAACTTTGATGGACTGTACACTGTGCTTGTTGCTACACCTACCTATATTGTTATTAACTTCCTATGGTCAGGTATCACCAACATTAACAAGGATGTTGACATCACCTATGCAGATGGCAGGAGGACCACTACCTACAATATCATCAATGACCTGGATAACTATGTATTCAATGGTGCACTACCATGGACTCAGTGGCCATCGTATGATGAGAATACTTACTACCTAGCATTAGGCTCTAGGTTCTTAACCTCATGCCCTTTAAGAGAGTTTTACTGTACCTTGTCTCAAGACCTTTGGATGAACGCAGTATACGGTTCTGTACCGGTAGGTATTCACAAGATTATATTTGAGAATGATGGCGGTGAGATATTTGAAAAGACTGTATTTGCTAGCGACTACATAACAGGAAACGCAGTAGGACCTAACAACCTTGGAACACTCAACCCTGTATCAGGTGTGCTCCCATTGATTAAGCCTAACACTGAATTCTATACCTACTACTATGAGCACAATGGCTCACAGGTTACTGACTACTACCGAGTGAACATAGATCGTAGAACACAAAGCCAAGAGTACAGCATTATATTCTTAGATCGCTTTGGCTCATGGGGTAGCTTTGCATTCACAGGTAGAGCATACGAGACAGGAAGCGTACAGCGTGAGCAATACAACCAAGATGTGCAAGGGTACATTCAATCAAGTGAATGGACCTATGACCTAACTGAAAGAGGATATACCAACAGCTATGTAACGGTAGAGAATACCATTGACCTCAACACTAACTGGATGACTGAGGACATGGCTACCTATTTCACTGAGCTCATCAGTTCACCTTACACTTACTTCAAGGTAAGCAACTACGATGAGAACTGTGATATACCTGAGAGCACTGAGTACATCAGCTGTAATGTAGTGACCTCCAACTACGAGTACTACAAGCAACGGAACAAAAATCTAATCAAGCAAAGCATTACTATTAAGCTAGCTAATAACGACATGGTCAATGGTTAGGATACAACTAGCAACAGGCTACCTAGATGTTAAGGAAGGTACAGCTTTCCCTCTGACATTCCAGGTAGGAGATATCAGAGATATAAGTCAAAGGAAAGGTAACTTCTCTAAGACCATCGTATTGGTAGGAAGTAAGAATAACAATGACCTACTGAACCACTACTACGATGTGAACATTGTAGCCGGTACCTTTGACATCAATGCAGTGACTACCTGCTCAGTTATCCAGGATGGGATACCAGTCATGGAGGATGCAAGCATGCAACTCATGGCCATCAAGAAGGTACAGCTCACAGAACAGTATGAGGAACATGTGGAGTATGAGGTACTCATCAAGGAAAGCAAAGCTGATTTCTTTACAGCCATCAATAACCTTGAGCTAACTGATATAGACTTCAGTGACCTCAACCACACATACGATGCGTTCAATGTGGTAAGCAGATTTAACAACTCGGTAGCTGATGGCTTCAAGTACTTCCTACCTGGAAGCGGTGATGCGTTCTACAGCACTCAAGAGTTTAAGCCTGCCATCTTTGCCAAGACTTACTTTGATAGGATATTTGCTGATGCAGGATTTACATATAGTTGGCCAGACCTGTACGATGACAAGTTTGACCGGCTAGTCATTCCTTATAATGGGGATACGGATAACTTCGACTATGCTGATTATAGAGTCAAGGCAAACGCAGGACCTAACACATATACCTCCACAGGATTTGCAGGTAGTGTAGGAGCTAACCCTACATTCAACTTGACCACAATGCCATGGACTGAAATAGAAGACCCTCAAGGTATCTTCAATCCTGCGACAGGTATCTACACTACTCCGTTTAATATCAGCTCAAATAACTCACAACAGTATGACTACAATGTGACATTAAGCTATGAGCTAAGATTAGTCAACTCATCAGGTGTGACATTATACTCAGGTCACAATGGATCTAGCACACCTCATTTCTATAGACCTAGATTAGTAGCTCAGATAGGTTCTACTCCTGTATTCAGTTCCAACCTATATACTAACCCTTTACCATTGAATGGAAGTACTGCAGTTACCTATGCAGTTCAAACACCTACCTCAGTAGCCAATGGTACGACTACTATATTAAGTCAAACAATAACAGCAAACTTAGCAGCTACAGCTCAGAACGTACCGCTAGGTAGTTTGTCATTCTTAAAGTTTGACATCATTAAGGATAACCTTCAGCTAGCTAACCAAACAACTATAACTCCTATCTGGAGAACGGGATCAGCTACAGGTCCTGCATGTGCGGCTAATCAGATTAGGATACAAGTAGTAATCACCAACATAGATGTTACCATTACACCTAGCAATAACATTGTAGCTATCGGTGGCACCATTGATGTGAATGACTACGTTCCTCAAAAGATAAAGCAAAATGATTTTGTTAAGGCTATATTCAACATGTACAATCTGTATGCTGATATAGATAAGACCCAACCTAATCAGCTTAACCTAATACATAGGGATGCATACTACGATGCAGGTAAAGAGGTAGACTGGACTTACAAGCTAGCCAAAGACCAGGAGCAATCACTGTCATTCTTACCGGAACTGACTAGTAAGAAAGTAATACTTACCTATGCACCTGATACGGATAGCCCTAATGCTACGTACACCACAGCGACTAATCAAATCTACGGACAGGTAGAGGTAGTCTTTGATAATGAGTATGTCAAGGATGTGGATACTAAGCCTATCTTGTTTGGACCTACGCCAATTATTAAAACTCCGTTCGGTGCATACGTGCCAATGATAGCAGGACAAGCTCCTAAGACTAACCTGCGTATCCTGTACGATGGCACAACTAGATCATGTAGTCCGTATCACATCTATGACTACGGTACTACCGGTATGACAGGAGTAACAAGCTACCCGTATGTTGGTCACTTTGATGACCCACTCAACCCTACATGGGATTTGAATTACTCGGTGTGTTCATTCTATTACTACGATCCATTAAGCCTAACAGATAACAACCTATACAACAGATACTGGAGGCGAACACTAGGGCAGATTAACAACGGTAAGATGTTGACTGCTTACTTCAATCTTAAGGATAGTGACATCCAGGCTATGGAGCTCAATGACAAGATACGCATTGACAATAGTTGGTGGAACATTAACCGAGTGATTGACTACGATGCCAACGCTAACAAGCTGACTCAAGTGGAGCTTATCTCAGTTGATAGTGAGGTGAACTTCATGCCATTCGTTAACCCGTTTGGAACACCAGGTGTAGGCCTTCCAAATATATCAGCCATTCAACAGGTAGCTAACAGCACTGTGGTCAAGACCAAGAGCATGAACAGCAACGTGCTCACAGGTGGTGGTATCATTGGTGATGTAGTGAACAGGGGTAACATTGTACCGGGAGGGCTCAGAGTCATGGTAGCTACCGAAGGGTACTCAGTTGAGAATGACGGTATAGTCACTGACAACTTAGTGGTAAGAGGTAGCATGAATGGTATACCTGTTGACCCTGCATATTACAAGTACACAGCACTGCTCACACAATCAGGAACAGCTGACCCTATTGCCGATGTGAAAGAGGGTAGCTTTGGTGAGATACTATGGGTACGAAATAACCAGGGAGAATATGAAGGGTTCATACAGAACTGGGAGATAGGAACCATCTTAGCTAGCGAGCTAACCGTTATGATTAACAACGTAAACTTTGACGGGGTGATCAGTGCTCAGTACATCCCATCAAACAACAGCATTTATATATTAACAACTCAGATAGGTGTGGGGTATGTAGACAACTACCTTAACTACACCACTATTGAAATAAGATATTACAAGCCATAACATGAATGAAGTAGAAATTCCTTTAAAGCTCGGTGGCATTGCCGCTATTAAAAAAGAGCTAAGAGATTTACAGGGTCAGATAGCTAATGCAGGAGATGTAGATCAGATGACTGAATTGGCCCAAAGAGCAGGAGAGCTCAAGGACCAAATAAAGGATGCCAATGAGCAGGTAGCTATCTTTGCGACAGGCTCAAAATTTGAAGCTGTATCTAACAGCTTCGGTGCTATCAAGGGTGACTTAATGAGTCTTGACTTTGAAGGTGCAGCAGATAAGGCTAAGATATTTGCTACTTCACTTGGGAACATTAAGCCTGCTGATATTAACAAAGCATTTAGTGGACTTGTTAGTACTATTGGTACAATAGGTAAAGCATTTGTATCACTTGGTCAAACATTAATAGCCAACCCTATCTATTTAATTGCTGCGGTGATAGCAGGAGTCATTGCCGCTACGATTTACCTAGCCGATAAGTTAGGTTATCTTGACCAGGTAACTGAGGCAGCAGGTATTGTGTTTGATGCCTTGATTGAAACCCTCAAGGAATTTGGTGAGGCAATGGGTATAACAGCTGCTCAAAATGAGGAGTACATAGCTATGCAGGAAGCTAATGATGAGGCTAACAAAGCAGTAGAGAAAAGTACAATGGATGTAATGGTAGCTACCAATGAGGTAGGTACTGCATTCGAGTTAGCTAAGGAAGGGGTGATTTCTAAGGATGAGGCACTTGCTACTTATAATGAAAAGCTAGGTGATACATTTGGTGCAGCTACTACATTGGCTGAAGCGGAAAGATTATATGTAGCTAAAACTGATGCATACGTTCAGGCTACCATGGCAAGAGCTCGAGCTGAAGTCTTTGCTAAGAAAGCAGCGGAAGCAGATGCTAAGGCTATTACTGCTAAGACCAAAGACCAAACCACTGCAGCTGATAAGGTAACTACATACATTGATGCTAACAAAAAGACAGCCTATGCCATAGCTACATCTACAGGTTTATTAGGGCTAGCTGTTACTGCGGTATATGATAAACTAGATGATAGTGGTAAGACCTTAGCTGATAGACAAAAGATAAGAGTCAAAGAGGAGGAGAAGAGACAAGGTAAGATGTCTAACTTATACCAGGAGGAAGCAAAGAAAGCACTCAAGACTGCACTTGAATTAGAGAAGTCCAATGATATAAACATTAAGGGAGGTCAGAAAAGAACTGTACACCATAAAAAACAAACTGAGCAACGCATCAAAGAAGCTGAGAGAGAAGCTAAGCGTTTAGCAGATATTGCTAAGAAAGAAAATGAGGAAAGGATTAAAAGAGAAGATGCACAGTTTGACCTACTCAATAAGCTAACACTTACACAACGTGAGCAGGATATCCTAGCATTGACTCAAGACTATGATAAAAAGTATGAGCTTGCTAATGGAAATGCTGAACTTGAGAAGCTACTAGCAGAACAGCAGAAAAAAGATATAGCAGATATCAATAAGAAATATGCTGATGAGGCAGCTAAGAAAGCAAAAGAGGAAGCAGATAAATTGCTTGCAGCTAAGAAAGCCTCAGATGATTTGATATTCAACTTGAATGCTACCCAACAAGAGAAAGATATCAGAGCACTGGAGGAGCAACTTGAAGCAGATAGAAAAGTCCTAGGTGATAACGCAGCTGCACAGCTCCAGCTTACTGCTAAGTTTGAGGAGGACAAGAAAGCCATCGAGAATAAGTATGCACTTGAAAGGATAGAGAATGCTAAGAAAGAAAGGGATGCTAAGATAGCTTTAGCTGAAGATATATTCAATGGGGTATCTGAGGTAGGTACTGCATTGATCAAGGACCAAAAGAAACTAGAGAAATTCAATAAGGCAAATGCATTGATACAGATAGGTATTGATACAGCCAAGGCAATATCTTCATTAGTTGCTGCATCTCAAGCTAACCCATTCAACGGATTGACAGCAGGTGCTGCAGGTATTGCTCAGTTTGCTAGCGGTATCATTCAGATAGTTACCAACATAGCCAAGGCTAAGCAGATATTAACATCTGGAGGTACACCAACTTCAGGCGGTGGAGGCGGTACAGCTGAAGCAACAGGTGGAAGTACTACCAATGTAGCACAGCAGGTACCGGCATCAGCTCAGTTATTTGGTGCAGCCAATAGTGGTAACGTAGTAAGTGCAGGAGGCGGTACAGCTAACAGCTCCATGACTGTCACAGCTGTAGTATCTGAGACACAAATAACCAACGTACAAAACAAGATAACTAAGATTAATAAAAACGCTGAATTATAATGAACTCACTACAAGCAATCACCAACCACATTGAGCAGTTCTACAACAATCACCTCCAGGTAAAGAAAGTTGGTAGTGACTTTAAGGAACAGCTGTACAACTTCGCTACCCAGGATGAGAAGTACCCTATTGTTTTCATTGTACCGGTAAGCGTTAACCCTACCGAGAACACTTCTGAGTTTAACTTTGACATCTACTGCTTTGATATTATTCAAAAGGATAGAGCTAATATCATTACAATCCTAAGCGATACACAGCAAATATTGAATGACTTGTATGTATACTTTACTTACAGCAATGACTACAGCTTTGATGTCATAGGCTTGCCTAACTTCCAGGCATTAAACAATGATCTACTTGACTATGCTGCAGGATATGTCATGAACATTACGCTTAGTGTTAATGATTGGACTGACTGTGCTGTGCCTTTGTCAGGTAACTAAACATTTCAGAGGCTTAGAATAATATAGGTATGAGTGCACCAAATTGGTGGGGAGACTGGAGACCTATCCTCACACCTCACACCGGAAACCTTCAACCTACTGACTTACTAGAATGTACAATGATAGTAGGAGGGGTACCTGTCAATACAGCTATTACCGGTCAGCAGATTATAGATGCATCAGGTGGTGGCGGTGGTGCAGTAGGTTACTATGCACAATACCAAGATGACATTACACAGCCATTAGGTGCTGTGAATGTAGGTCAGCCTACTAGGTTCAGAACCATGGACTACAGCAATGGGATAACAGTTAATTCTGATACTGAGATAACCATAGCTAACACAGGGATCTATAACCTTCAATTCTCTTTTCAGTTTCAAAACGTAGATGTACAGGAGCATGATGTAACTGTGTGGCTTAGAAAGAACGGTGCAGATGTGGATGGAAGTGCAGGCTTTGTAGCTGTTGTATCTTCTCATGGTGGTGGTCCAGGTCATGTCATTGCATCTTGGAACTATTTACTTGATGCTGTAGGTGGTGATTTCTATGAGTTATACTGGAGTGCTACAAGTTTAGATGTTAGCATGGAGTACTATCCTGCAGGTAGCCCTCCTCCTGCTGCTGCTTCAGCTATCTTTACCGTAACTCAACAGGCAGGTATCATAGCCGGTACAGGTATGACTGCATTGAATGGCTTGAGTGCAGATGTTCAGACTATAAGCACAGGCACTACAGGTACTGATTTCAACGTGGTATCAAGTGGCATTGATCATCAGTTTAATTTACCAACAGCATCAGCAACTAATCGAGGTGCATTAAGCACTACGGACTGGAGTACATTCAATGGTAAGCAAGCAGCCTTAGTATCAGGTACCAATATCAAGACTATTAATGGTAGCTCAATACTAGGTAGTGGTAATATAGTCATAGCCTCTAGCCCTTACACATTAATAGGTAACCAAACAGGTGCGTATATAACAGGTACTACTGCCAATACTGCTAGTACAAGTCAACGGATATTTGCCAATACAGTAAGCAGTGGTAACATTATTCAGGTCAGAACTAAGGTACATAAAATAAATAGTACTACATCCAGTAGCATTAGGATGTACATAAACACAACCAACAGCTTAACAGGTGCAACATTAATAGCTACTGCAGCAGCAATGAATATACTAGGCATTCAATCATTTTGGAGAGACTTTCTTTTGGTGGGTAGTCAATTATATTGTTATAATCCAAACAATGCTATCTCATCTGATATCACATTTAGTGCTGCAACTTTAGTATCATTCAATCCTGCTGTAGATTATTACATAATATTTGCAGTGCAGAATACTGCTACCGCTGACTCGGTTAGCTTTTTAAGAACAAACGTAATGCTATATGCATAAGACATTTACATATAACGAAATAGAGTATACAATCACAGGACCAGTAGAGATATTGAGTGATACTCAACTGCATGTAGAAACTGATAAGGGTATCATTCTAGTGGATGATACTATGGATATTTTTAAAGATTTAATCAATGGCTAGATACGCAAACACAGGTGAGTTTAATGTGCTATATCCTACCCGTAGGAAAATGGCTAACATCTTAAAAAGGATTTTAAGAAATGACATCGTAGATGGCGAAGGTACACTTGTAGAAAGTATCCGTATCAATGCCAAGGTAACAGGCTTCCAAAAGTTGGAGATCCAAATAGTAGCCATGTACTATTTTATCTTTCTAAATAATGGAGCATTTTTATGGAACGGTGGAGTAATTACTCCTAGAGATTATGTTGCACAATTTACTGAAGAGCTAAATAATGCAGGTATCACTGCAGAAATATATAGACAGTATACTGAATGGCTTACAAAAAAGTACCCATTGGTGCAAGCTGTTGAGGTCCTTGAGAAACAGCAAAAAATTGTGTACACATTTGAAGCGGTTGACCCTCCTGCAGGATTTACTCCTGGGTTCCCATTAGATGTCTAGCTCTTTTTTCATACCGAGAACATTAAACACATAGACGAGTGGTAGGGCACCTATCTTATCACTCTTAGTTATGTCACCTTTGGATAGGCTATAGATCATTAGCTCCCAAGACCACTTAGCACTTTGCTGTTCTTTCTCTATTTCTTTAATCTCTTCAGGGTCAAGTTCTGCCTTCTCTTCATTGGTCAATGGCTCATCTGCTTCACCCATAAATAGGTTCTCATACTTCTTAAGGAAGTCATCCCTAAACTTTAAGAACTCATGTATCAATCCATACACATCAGTGATAGGTAGGTCAAGGAACTTATCAGCTCTAATGGTACAGTCAAAGTCATAGGGCTCCATGACCTCATCGCCCCATTCATTCAGCTTAGTGTTCCGGTAAAGTATAGCACATACATTAGCTAGGTTCTCTATATAGTTCTGACCAAAATAAAAGTCCAGGTCAATGTACTCATATAAGCATAGCTTGTTGAATGGCTTGAGCTTCAACCCAAGTAGCTCATGTTTATATCTTTTGGATGGTTCAGATTTACACCACTTATTGTCTTTGATTAACTGACGCATCTCATCCACATCGAGCTCTTCAATATCCTCAATGGGTAAGTCTGACAAGATAGAAAGTGCCTCACTATTATAGTGATACGAACCCTGTGAGGCATCTATCTTATTAAACTCAATGAACTGCTCAACAGTTACATCACTCCACTGCTTCGGTAGGTGTATCATTTCGTAATTGTTGACCTATCTTTTGAGCTATGAACATGATATAAGGGATGGCAATGTTAGCATCTAGCTTGCGTAACAGCTTAGCCTTTTGTTTGATGTGAGCATCAGCATAGTGTTCGGTGGGTGTAAGGTCCTCACGTTTGAACATGACAGCTAACATCTCAGATATATATCCTTTGTTCTTATGTAGTGCTACCTTCTCAATGATCTTAGTATCACGTACAGTTAACTTCATTTGTGCTCGGTAGATATAGCCTTCAATCTCAAGCTCCTCCACTACAGGAAAATCTTTTTGTTCCATTGTGTTGAAGCTCTTAACAATCTCTACAAAGTCAGCTACATCCGTATCCCAAAACTCAGACTCAGGTATCCCCAGGTAAGCGAATACTTTAAGGTGTTTGTCAATGGGGTCAAGGCTAGTATCATTGTTGATATCAGTGATAGTTTCGAACTGCTCAATAGTCAGCTCATCAATTTGGTTGGGGATTTCCCTGTCTAAGATTTTTATCATGTTTTAAAATTTGAACAAATATAGGAAATTTATAATATAGGTAATGGCAAAAGATAAACTACCAGTTTACAAAATTACTATTGATCCTGAGTACTCCGAGAATGGTCAAGACTTAGGCATTGAGCAGATAGCATTCACATCCACTCCAGCCATCAAAGTCATGGGTATGGCATTCAGTGCTCAGACAAAGCCGATGAGATTTAACGATGAGATAAAGTACCGTATCACTGCACCTGCTTTGATACCTATGGAGATCTATCGCTTTGATGAGGATACAGATGAGGAGTACTATGTTAAATTTACTGCTGAAGAGATAGAGAAAATTCATGCTAAGTTCATGAAAGACATGTTAAATAAGGACCTATTCAACTTGGAACATGATACTGAAAAGACTGTACCTGCCTATGTACTTGAGGCATGGATAGTAGACACTCCAAAAGAGGACAAAGCTTACTCATCATTTGGTATTGAAGTACCGGAGGGTACACTTATGGTTACTGCCCAGGTAACTGATAAAGAGTACTATGCTGAACTTGTAGCTCAAGAGCAAATCGGATTCAGTATAGAGGGGTACTTAGGCATGAAACTAAAAGAGCAAAACAAATCCCAAAATAATATACAAATGAATGAGTTAATGTTGCCGGATGGCGAACACATCATCAACGAAAAAATCTACATCGTAAAAGATGGTAAAGTAGTTGAAGTAAAAGATGTTGAAAAAGTAGAGGCTTCTGAGGAAGTAGCCCTAGAGGAAACTGTTATCGAAGAGGAAGTAACAGAAATTCCTGCAGAGGAGGAGACAATGGCGGTAGATCCTGTATTAGATGCAGAAGCTATCCTTGCTATTGTTAAGCCTGCAATGGATGAGCAAATCAATGCATTAGTAGCTATGATTGCTGACCTTAAGAACCAACTTGAGGAAGTGATGAGCACTGAGGTAGAAGAGGAAGTAGTTGAAGAGGCTGTGGCTATGAGTGCACAGCAAAGATTTTCTAGTGTAAACAAATTCATAAACAACAAATAAAATGCGTAAATTAAAATTCGATCTACAAGTAGATCCTACAGCTTTATTGGCTGCTAACCCAGAAGCATTCTATTCTCAAGCTTACTTGTCTGAGGATACTGCTGACAACTACCGTTCTTTACCAGGTGTAAAGTACAAAACTAAATTAGCAACTGTTACTTTCGGTAACATCTTGCAACCATCTAGCTGTTCTTTCACAGCTCCAAGTGATGATTTGAACGCTAAAGAAATTGACGTATGTGCTCTTTCTGCAATGGCTCAAATTTGTCAGTTTGACTTAGAGCAATCTTTTCTTTCTTTGCAAATGTCAAAAGGATCTAACGGAGATTTCTCTGTTGCATCTTTCATGTCTTTCTACTGGGGTGAGATGGCTAACAAAATCAATGGAGATATCGAGTTAGTAAGATGGCAAGGTGATACACTTTCTGCTAACCCTACACTTGCTTTGTGTGACGGTTATGAGAAAAAATTAACTGCAGGTTTAACTGATCCAACTGATACAGTTATCAACGGTGGTACAGGTGCAATCGCTAACTTCTCTACATTAGAGACTAAATTAGCTGCAGCATTTGCTTTACTTCCTGCAACTATTGCAACTCGTACAGCTGACCTACGTTTGTACATGCCTACTCAATTAGTGAACATCTACCGATTAGGAGTTGCTTCAGGTAACACTCAAGCTTATATCACTCAAGATTTGTCTTTGACTTTCTTAGGAGTTAAAATCGTAGTTTGTCCAGGTATGTCTAATAACACTTTCGTGTGGACATTGAAAGACAACCTTATCTATGCATTTGATGCTGAAGGTGATTCTTCTGATTTACGTGCAGTTAACTTAGCTGATACTGTAGCTGAGCCTTATATCCGTACACGTGCTAACATGAAAGTTGGTTTCGAATATGTGAATGGTTCTGACATCGTTTTCTATTCTTAATAATAATCATGAGCCCTCTACCAAGGGGGCTCTTTAATACTTTAATATCATGGCTTGTCAAGCATTAGAAGCAATCGTAAAATCATGCGACAACAACAGTGGTGGTATCTATGGTATCTGGATTAACCAACAAGATGAGATCGCATCTATCACACCAACCGACCCATCAGCGGGTACAGGATGGGAGATAACAGCTATCACTCTTGCAGGTACTCCTCCAGTACTATTTGAAAACTTCTACGTTCGTCGTAACACATCTAACTTTACTGAGGACAGTACTATTGACCTAGTTAATGGTAGCTCATTTGTCACTCAGACAATTAACTTAATGTTCCATAGAAGAGATAAAGATAAGTCTCGTGCTATCAAAATCTTAGGAGCAGGACAACAATACTTAGCAGCTATCGTATTAGATGCTAATGGTAAGTATTGGTACTTCCCTTACTTGCAGGTATCTGCTACAGGTGAAGGTTCAGGTACAGCTCGAGCTGATGGTTCTAAGTATTCAGTTACTTTGGTAGCTGAGAATGAGTACCTAGCTTATGAGGTAGACATGAATACTGCTGCATTAGCTGCAATCGGAGTACAATAAGTTCTTTATTTCTCTACATAGCGAAAGGGCCTACCGTAATGGTGGGCCTTTTTTGTGAACATTTGTAAAGTCTAATTTAATATAGGTGTGATATACTTAGATCAAGGTGTTATTAATCAGTTTGTACTGACTCTATCAGAAGTCACTACGGTTAGTACACCACATTATTTGTTTGTGTTCACCAATGAAATGAATACTACTAGCACACCACAGCTCTTTACATCTGCTGATACAAGTGCATACCCCGAAAGATACAATCTGTTTACTCTTGATGAGCCAACGGATATATCACTTTTAAAAGGGCAGTACACGTATGAAGTATATGAAAGCTCTACCCCATTTGTCCTACCACTGGATATCTCACAGACTACAGGTGTAGTTATTGAGGAAGGTAGAATGGTAGTAAGTGGTCCAGTAGGTAACTCAATAT